TCCTTCTTAATCATAAGGGGAGGGTTAACCACTTGCTGAGGTTATCCCGAAGGACAAACTCCATTATCGCAGTGTCTGCTTCTCTATTGAGATCTAGCCGCGATTACTATACAGTCAGCTAATTATTAGCAACGATACACGAATCGATTAATGAAGGGCTGAACTTCAACCATAGGTTGGGCTAGCACCCCCATCTATCGGTTTCGATTGTGGTAATTCTAATTATGTTTGTATAGTACAAACACTATAGAAAATGCTACTAACAATTATATATACACAATGAAGATTCAGCAAGTTATTGCTGGTCTATCAAAGTGAATAATAACTGACCCACAAATTAATCAAGAAAATCTTGATTGATTTAAGAGTTACTCACGTAAAGTTAACCATCTGTGCAAGCACCATGGAATAAAGCATACTGTTTCTGTGGTAAAACAGACACAGTTGCATTTAACACGGTATCTTGCTGGTGATCCAATTATCGTTAATGACTTGAGAATAGGAATCTATCACGATGGTCTTCCAAAAGACCTTAGAGCTGTTATTCACAGAGTAAGATCTAAGGAAGTTTCCACGCTAAGATTCATATTAACAGTCTTTAACGCTGTTAAATTGATCCCAGGTGATGGATCACTAACTCCCTCAAGCATAGTACTTGAGGCAAGTAAAGATACATCATTAATATCTAACCAGATTGTAGAGTGATTTACATCCTCTCAATTTGGAAAAGATATTCTGAGACAATTTAAACAGGATTCGATTAAGAATCTTAATTGATCACTACCACATCTTTCTACAAAGATGGGGCCAAATGGTCAAGCAATGGGAACCTCACTAAGAGACCTTCAATTGCTCCCCGATTGATTATCGGTTGCAATTAAAAGGGTCGGGGGAAAGGAATTAGCAACTTATATGTTCACTCTCAAAGACACTATATCAACAGTGCCTAATTGAGTAGAAACAATAAGTTCTAAATCTTTCCTAAGACGTCTTAGTGTAGTGAGGGACCGGGCAATGAAGAATAGACCAATAGCAATATTAGACTATTGATCTCAAACTGCATTGCTTGGGTTACATAATACACTCTTCAGTGTATTACGTACACTACCCTCAGATTGTACTTTTAATCAAAACCATATAATGGTTTTAAAAGAAAAGTTCCAATCCTTCCATTGCATGGATCTATCATCAGCTACAGATAGATTCCCTGTAGAATTACAGAGAATGCTTCTGGAGAAGTTGACAGACTCATCTTACGCACAGGCATGACATGACATAATGGTAAAACTTCCCTTCACTCATGAAGGAAAGGAATACAATTATGCAGTTGGTCAGCCTATGGGAGCATATAGCTCTTGAGCAATGTTCGCACTGTCCCACCATATCGTTGTCCAATATGCAGCAAGCCAAACAGGTTTCAAAGAAACCTATAAAGCTTATGCATTATTAGGAGATGATATAGTAATCGGTCACCAAGAAGTGGCTGACAAATACTTAGAAGTTATCAACCTTCTAGATGTAGAAGTCAGTCATAGTAAAACCCATAGAGGTAATACTCTTATGGAATTTACTAAACGAATATGGTTAAATCATGAAGAAATAACCGGATTCGCTCTTCCTGGTCTATTCGAGTCCATGAAGAATCCCTTCAACATGGCACTTGAACTGACTAGAGGTATAGAGAGAAAGACACTTGATAATACAAGTGTACCCGTCTCTATTTCACTCCAAAGGTTCTTCAAGGAATGAATGAGTCAAAGGTCTAGTAGACGTTTGACCATTTTAATCCAAGACTGGTGAGCAACTATTGAATTGGATAACTGGGTATCTTCAGATCTTTCACTGGAGAGCCCACCAAAATCAATAGGTTGTAACCATAAACCTGATGTTTCAAAAGTATTCTTCCAATCTATCATATACGAAAAGATGGAAGATACTTTAAAGAAACTACGAGTGAAACTTTCTCAGGCAATCAGGGATGCCATGGAATTGAACGAAGTTCAAGCCAGGGAAGTCTCTGATTTCCATGAGAAGGGGCCAGACCGAGACAGTCTGCCGAACCTACACGGGATATACTTTCAACCCTGATTCTTAGTAATGGAAAACCAAGTTAACTTGGTTGACTCATACTTCGAAGAAGTGAAGAAAGCCAGAAATTCAGGAGCTAATATTTCTATTGAAGAGTTACACACATCTCTCGCTAAGATGAGATTGTGTTCTCCTAAAGAGATAATAGCATCAAGAACTTCTGATATTGCAATCAACAATAAACGAAAGCAATTCAGTGAATTACTTCCTTATGTTAGATCACAATAACCATGAGCAAGTAATTTACCTTACTCTGGCTCAGAACGGAGCATCGTCTCCATAAACCGCTAGGGGTAATCCCCCGGGTCAACGGATCCTAAACTCCATACTGATTATATCGGTGGTGGATAGGGGTCCGGTTAACCCTACCAGT